TGGTCAATCAATAAATTAGTAGCTGTTCCTGCTATGTCTGTTTGACCAAAACCAGGAATATTGACATTGTATTCTGGAATATTGAAAAGAGAACCAGCGGTTGTCCCTGCTGTCTGACCTGTAAAACCACTATCAGCTGCTCCAGCTTGGGAAGCATCAGCGGGGGCAGAAGCCTCTGTGCCAGCAGGGTTCGTTGGAGTTACAATACCACCAAAACGAGACACCCTTTCACGCTCACGAGGATCATAAGCATAAAATGGAAGTGGCTCTGGTTGTTGACCAGTTGTAATTATCCCAGAGCCAAAGGCAGCAGAAACAGGATTTCCTTTGTCCTCTTCTTCAAGAAGACCAGCAAGCCTTAAAACTTCAGATCCTGGTTCAGCGAGCTTTGCCATTACTTGCGCATACCTTGCATTTGAGAAGGCATTGGCGGTGGAGTTTGAGAAGCCACTCGCGGCATTGGTGGTGGCAAAGCACCCATCTGTCCACCAGACATTCTCATTTTTGTCTCGGCAACTTTATTTGCCAAATATTGAGCCATATCATTTTGACTCATCGGTGGTTGGCCTTGAGGCATTTGTTGAACTGGGGGCATTGGTGGTGGCAAAGCACCCATTCGCTTACCACCAAATGCGGATGGATCAACTCTTTTTGTCATTTGATCTATAGCTTCACTTGGACTCATCCCCATTTCGATAAGCTCTCGAATAGCAGCTATCATCTCTGGGGGCAAAGCTGGGGCTGGGCCACCTTGCATCATGCTTGCTGGAACTTCAAGATTTTTTGGCAAAGTTGGGGCTGGGCCACCTTGCATCATATTTTCAGACATCGCCATTTTTCATCATCTCCATTTGAATTTTAGCTGCATTCTTTTCTCGCTCAAGTTGAAGTTCTGCTTCGAGCTTTGCAACTTTGGCTTGCAGATCAGCTTGAGCTTTTGCCATTTCAATATCCATGTCTTGACGAGCTTCAGCTTCTTTAATCTGCATTGACGACTGAGCCTTAGCCTGATCAGCATTTATCTGGGCTTGAGTTCTAGCCTTGAGTGCCTGAGCCTCGAGCTGGGCAAGCTGCTGAGCATATTGTAATGGATTCTGCTGTTGACCTTGAGCAGCCAGCAAAGGCTTAATGGCTTCCATTTGAGGAGATGCAGCGACAACTTGAGCTGCCTTTTGACTAATTATCATATCCATTTCTGGTGAAACATCATCGAACATAAATTTAGGATCACGCAAATTCGGAACATTTGGCAGTGGTATGCCGATAGCTGCTTGCATTCTTTGACGATAAAGTAAAGCAACGTGTTCAGCAATATGTGCAATCAGCAAAGGCTGCATTGTTTTGACCCCAGGATTTCCCGCCAAAGATGGGTCTCTAATAAATTGCATATGAACAGCTATGTGAGCATCGTGGTCTTGTTCCGGGAAGGCTCTGATTGGCTTGCCATACATCAAGCTCATGTTCTCATCAATGGGGTCAAGCCTGACAGCTTCTTGTGGTTTTTTCAAAACCTCATCGGCATTTGGAATTCTGATCGCCTCATACATTCTTTTGTAGGCTTCATAAATATCATGAAGCTGGGGAGCAGCATTAGCCATCTGCATAACTGCTTGAGCTTGGGCAATCCTTTGAGCTGTGCTAAAAATATTAGGATCGCTGACCGGGATGATGTCAATCCGGTCATCAAAGTCCGCAGCATAAATAGTCGATGATGAACCAGAAAGTGAAAAGCTAAACTCTTCTGCTAAATATTTCGCATTGAGTTTTGCAAGCAATTTGAATTCTTGACCTTGAGCGTAATGCAACCTTTTGTGAATTGCTGAAAATGCTTTGCTTCCTTGCTCAATCAAAGCAACGGTCGTGCCAACAGGAGCATTCGGGTTGACGTCACCAACATTCATGTCAGAAGTATTAGCAAAACGCTTGCCTGCATCAACCAACATACCCAGCAACGAAAGCAACGTGCCGCTTGGTTCTTTGAACGGCAAAGGCATCAGCGCATCACGAAGTGACCCACCCGGCGCATCCATGTCCCTGAACTCACCAGGCTGCAACGGCGTATCGTTATCACGAATCCGTATGCCACGAGCCTTAAAACCTGCAGGCAGATTCGCAAGCGTACCCGCATCAATCAACTGACGCAGAATAGAAGTCGATGCCTTCGACAACCCACCAATCATGTGAGTCAATCCAAATCCATAGAACCCGACGCCGGGCAAAAACTTATAATGCACAAAGTAATCAATGCGCTTACGCATAGGATCATTCTGCAAATAGTTTCTGCGAATCGAGAGAACAGTATTCTGAGTGGGCGATAAAGTGACAATGTACGGCAGCTTGATGCCTGTCTCTTCACCTTGAGCATCAAGATCTTCGTACCCCGGTATGTCCAGATCAACGTGCATCTCAAACAGTTCACAATCATCGTTTGAACTGCCTGATGGCTTCACGCCCTGAAGCTCATCTATCTCTTCTTCGATCTCATCTGTATCAACGTAGTCCGTTGAGTCCTGCATCTTGGTCTTACGATAAAAACCAGACTGCTGAAGCTTGCGCACATCGTTCATCGACATATCAATCGCATGCGTGATACGCGGTGCATTGTCTAAACTGGTCGTGCCATACGGCACAATCAACTTCTCAGACGGGATAAAACGAGAGACAGGCCGACCTACAGTCGGGTCAAAGTGCACCTTACGAAACGCACTGCCTGATAACGGGAGATAAAACAACAGCTGATCAGTTTCAGGATCATACTCTTTCATCTCCTGCGTGATCATGAAGTTCATATACTCCTGAACACGCGCAGCCTGTAGATCAGTCTCAGGTGTACCGAAACCTACAGTCTGTGTTTTAACAGGCCCGCCAGATGGCAACATCTCTTTGTATGCTTGAGCCTGAAACTGTGTGACTGATTCCGCGAGAAGAGGATGAACAACACCCGAAGCACCATCAAACGGCTCCGTGCGATCTTCAAACTTCATCCCAAGGAACTCTAGCCCTTCCTTGTACTGGTCTTCCCAATCCTTACGAGAAGACTTGTCATCCCTAATATCACCCATGCAGTCGCTGTATATGCGACCTAAGTCCTGCGAATCCATGAACTCAGCGAGGTTGGCATTGAAATCAACAGGCATATCATCTGACATATCATCCATGCCGAAAACCATGGTGCCGTCATCAAGAAGAACTTCATCGCCCTCCTCGACTTCATCAAACATCCCGCCTTCTTCAGGCGCAGCGTTTACAAGAATCTCTTTAGAGTTGTCTTCAATGCCCAACTCATCTACATCAATATCGTCTACGCCGCGCTCAATTGCCATATTGTTTTACCTGCAGGCTACTCTCTGTCTGCGTACAGATTATCAAAGATCTGTCGTGTATCCAGAACGTAATCTAAATCGGACTTACTGTAATGTATATGCTGAGAAGGCCTGAAATCCGGTGCACCCTCGCCTGTCTCAAACCACGCAGGATGCGTTACTCTCACCCTATTGTTGGGCAAGGCTACAATATTTCCTGTCCACTCACCAGCATCTAACAACTCCATCACATGGCTTTGCTTGTGCTGAGCAGGATCATCTGCAATCTCATTCTCTGCATAATCCACAGTAAACAAATACTTCGCAGGGTGAAACTCACCATCGATCTTTGCAAGCCAAGGACATGGCGTCGCACGATCTAGAACATATACAGCATGGTGGTGACTAGAACAGTCCCACGGCTGCGCATGATGCACCGCCATAGCCTCTGGCCACTCATCAAGCGGCGTATCCGCAACCAACGCAGTGATAGGCATGCGCGCCCACATGGCACCGCCATGAACGTTTGGTTCGTTTTCATCATCATCAGATTCGCAGCCCGTAAAGATCACCTGAAAACTCAAGCACCTCGTGGGCATCGTAGTGACTGCGATGACCATGGCGTGTAAAAACTCACCATGGTATCGCTCGTGATTGACAGTATATTCCCTTCTCACCCACGCCTTGAAATGCGGGATGTTGCTTTGTAGATAGGGCAAAATTTTTCCTCTTAAAAAATGTCCTTTGCGTAATCAATAGCTCGTTCAATTGTCCTGCGCACTTCACCTTTAGGCTCAGCAGCTGGTGCTGGCAATCTTACACCTAATTCTTCTTGTCGTTCTGGTGTTAAATAATCTTTTATTGTGTCTTGCACGCCTCTTAGCTTACGAAGCTTTTTTTGAGTGTCGTATGTGCCTTGATCACCGTAGATTTCTAGCTCCCTTTTGTCTCCCGGAGAGGAACCATATTTTTTATCTATTGCTTGTAGGTAATAATGATCATTAAGAATCAATCTTTTTAAATCTTTATATTCATCAGAGTCTGGGTCTAACGTGCTTAAAATATCTTTTAAAAAAGGCAAGTTAGCAGCTCGGTGACCTAATTCATGAGCTATTACTTTAGGTATATCGCCAATTCCTCCAATGCCTCCAGGCCCACTTCTTACCATTTGCTGCCCAACTTCTTCTCGCGTGAAAGGATCAGTAGACTGAAAGAACCTAACCTCATCTGGTTCAGGCGGCATGCCTCCATAATAACGCAGCGACCTATCCCCCATGTCATTAAGAAGATCGGCGATATCAAGCCTTGTAGCCTTGGGAGAAAAATAAGAACCCAAAGCTCCGCCGTATTGTTGAGTTTCGCCGGGTCGAGTCATCCCCATAGATCTTATGTCCGCTTCCGCGTCATCCCCTTGACCCATCATGCCAAGATAAGAAAGGAGGCCATATAGGCCTCCATATCTCAAGTCTTCAGGAAGACGGGCTTGGTTCTCCATTTGGAACTCAACATCAAGCATAGCCTCAGAGGCGGCTCGGTCTTTGTCCGTGGGGTAACCCTCTGGAAGAAGGCTCTCAATACCCATTTAACGCATCGCCTTCCCAAATCCGCGCTTAGCAATGCCTACGCCGCGTGGCTTACGAGAAGCTCCACCGCGCTTACCGCCCTTCGCCATGCCCTTAGCTTTCATCATTTTCTTCATCTTCACTCTCCGCGTAGAGGTT